GGAAGAATTGGATAAATGTATTAAATCCTATGAGAAATGGCTTAAAACCGCCAAATTATATAAAAAATAAGTTATACGCGAGGGAAAAAGAATACTTGTTCAATCTAAAGCTTTAAAGCACGAATGGCGGATTTCTGCCATTAAATGCTGGGCGAAACGGGAAAACATAATTAAGGATTTAGAAAAAAAATATATAGTTGTTCAACTCAAAGGAATTAAAATGGTTTATACAGGATATTGGGCGCAAAGAGAGGAATACGCCTGAAGCGCAGAAGAGACAGAAGAGTTTACTGCTCTTTATCTAAATTCTGATATGGGGTTTGCTGAAATAGCGGATAGGCTTAATCGTTCTGTGGGTTCCATTTCTGGCAAAGCTAGGAAACTGGGATTGAGAAGACCTGTTGGGTGTGCGCGATCTAAATATTCTAAAAGGAGAGGATAATGGAGTTGAGAGAAGCAATCAATACAGTAATGGACGGGATAAACAGTGGGGATATATTGTGCCGGTTTGATTATACTGCGGGCGGGACGATTATAGAATCAGAGGACACGGCGGTTAATTATACTGCGTATTGTTTAGGTTCAGAAGGAGAGCCCGATGAGGGGTGTTCTGCATTATTAGCGATTGGTTTTGATTTCCGAGGCAAAGAGCAGGATGTTTTTAATCTGAATTTTGAATTGGCAAAAAAATAAAATGATAAAAGAAACAGAATGGGACGAAAGAAATATATGGGCCGGAGACAGGGAATACTGGTCTGAGGTTTATGATACCGACCCGTTTCTGAATGTTGGACGGGCGTGGACGAAGAAAGAATTTATAAAATGTAAAATGGGACAAGCCTTGGCAATGGAAAAACGTCTTGCTAAACAGGACGCTGAAGAAGAAAAACTGTGGGAAGATTTTAAAACCACTTGGTTGCTAAATAACAAGGAAGAAGACTGGGACGAATTTGAAGAATATATTGAAGGTGTAGTGGAGTTGTTTTGGGGTGACGCAAATGGCGCTACAAGAAACTAGAAGTCTTAATTAAAGGAGACCACAATGCCCAAACACACAGTTAAAGAACGTAAGAAAAGAAGAATTAAAATCGGCCCTAAAGGTCGTATCAGGAAAAAGCGCGGAACCAGTCATAGGGGTGGGCGCAAACGGTAAAATGCCCAAAAGAATAACCCGCAAACAACAAAGACTGTTCTTTTCTAAAAAAAGCCCCCTAACTAAAATACAGCGGGCAAGGTTGGCGCGCGAGATAAAATCTGGAAAAGTAAAAATAGCAAAAAAGAGACGAAAGAAAAAATAGTTCTCTCTGAAGAGGCCCCCGGCCATGAGAGCACAAGAAGCATATACTGAAAGCAGCATGGATACCGGGGGTCTCACTTAAAGGAACTAAAATGGAAAATAAACTTGTTAAGTTTAACTCAAAATGTGGCACTTGGGCTCCTGAGGTGGTCGGGAGAAGAACCGGGGGGAAAATGTCCTATCATATCTTTCGTTCTGGCGGGGCCAATGTTTTGGATGATTACTTTGCTAAAGTTAAAGATGGGGATTGGTTGGTGCTAACTGAGCCCGGTTGGGGAACAGAGGTTTTTCTTTTAAAGGATTTTATAAAAAATGGAAAATGAATACCCACACGTAGGCAAACCTGAAGAAACCTTTATTGAAGGGATTATGCTTTTCCCCCAAGTTAATACCGGGTGCTTGGCAGCAAGCAAGAACATAAAGGAAAAGCCTGACTATTTAACCATAGGTGAGGAAATGTTAATTACGTGGGGTTCTGGTGTCTAAAAGAAAAGCAGGAAGCATAGCAGGTGTTAAACGAGGCTCTTACAAGTATAACTTTGATAAAATCCTGCCTGAAATTTGTGACGAATACATAAATTCTGAAAAATCCATAGTAAAAATACTAACAGACCGTGGTGGCCCTGATTTCTCCCATTTTTACAAGGAATTACGTAAAAACCCTGATTACCAGGAAATGTGGATAGACGCAGAGAGAGGCAAAGCCGCTGTTCTGGATGCAGATTTTGATGAAATAAGAGACTTGGCCAGAGAAGCCTTCAGAAACAAGGATTTAAACGTAAACGCTCTAAAGATTCTCCATGACCACGTTAAAACAAGACGAGGCCAACTGGACGCAAAGTACCGGGACAGGGAAGTAAAACACGTTGTAGAAGCTGGCAAGTCATGGCGTCAGGTAATGACTGAAGGAAGAATGAGGCTCGCCAAGGGAAAGATTATAGAAGGAGAAGTCATTAAAGGAGACTAAAAATGGAAACTACAGAACAAGACGAATACGTTAGGCTTTTTGTTAAAAAAGAAACACCGCCGGGTTGTCCGTCAAAAGACTTTCTGGAAGCCTTTATAGAACAATTCCACGGTAGTCCTGAAATGGAAGAAGATTATAGTCCCTTCGCTGCGAGAGGTATCGACGAATGTTGGGTTTCCCGGTTAAACGGCAGCGGTGATTTGGTAATTGGGGTGGGCGAAAGACGAATGTGGCGGCTGAGGTTTGAGAAGTATGAGCCAAATAGCTGATGATCTTCTCAAGCTTTTCCACGATCCTTACGGATTTGTTCTTTATGTTTTCCCTTGGGGCGAGGGAGAGTTGGAAGACGAAGACGGGCCTGAAGACTGGCAGAAGAAAATCCTCCTTGAACTGGGAGAACAACTAACAACCCAATTGGCTTCTGGCGGAGCGATCAGAATATGTGCTAAAAGTGGTCATGGCGCTGGCAAGTCCTGTTTGATGGCGTGGTTGATTATTTTCTTCATGGTAACACGTCCCGATATTCAGGTAATAGCTACAGCGAATACAGAAGTCCAGCTTAGAACAAAACTGTGGCGGGAGGTAGCCAAGTGGCACCGCAGATCAATCCCACAAGTCAAAAATCTTTTTGAATGGACAGCGACACGACTGGTTTCAACCGAATCTCCAGAGGATTGGTATGCGACTGCGATACCGTGGAATGAAAACAATCCAGAAGCAATGGCTGGGGCGCATGACAAAACGGTTCTATATATATTTGATGAATCAAGTGGAATTCACGAAATAATCTGGGAAACTGCCGAAGGGGCTTTGACGGATGGTGGCGGGGTTTTAATGGCCTTTGGCAACCCTACTAGAAACTTGGGTGCCTTTAACGAATGTTTTACCAACGACAAGAAATCTAAATTCTGGCTTAAACATACTGTAAATTGTGAAAACGTAAAAAGAGTAGACAAGAAACTTCTTTCTGACTGGCGCGAAATGTACGGCGCTGATAGCGACTTTTACCGAGTTCGTTGTTTAGGTGAGTTTCCCAAACACGGGACAAGACAGTTTATTCCTAAAGAGATAGCCGACGAAGCCAAAATAAGAGACCTCCCTGAAGACGCCTACAAATGGGAAGTTATAGTAATAGGGATTGACGTTGCCCGTTTCGGACAGGACAAGACAGTTTTTACCCTAAGACAGGGGCCTAAACTTCTCTTACAGGAATCTCACCAAGGTTTAGATACTCAACAAGTAGGAATGAGAGCCACGCAATTTATAAACAAATATGATCCTGACTGTGTTTTTGTCGATGATGTAGGAATAGGGGCAGGTGTTACCGATTATTTAATGCACACCCACCATAGAGAGAAGATTATAGGCGTAAACGGTTCCCACAAGTCCCGTTATCCTGATTTACACCGTAATATGCGGGGGGATTGCTGGGAAGACATGAAAGAATGGTTAAAATACGCTGATATTCCCAATAATGAAGACCTGATAAGAGATTTAACCGTAATTGAATATAGTTTTGATACGAAAATGAGATTTATCCTCGATTCCAAAGAGGATTTGAGAAAACGCGGTGAAAGTTCACCTGATTTGTCTGATTCTCTGGCTTTAACCTTTGCCCATCCCGTAAGCAGGGCTTTAATGGAAGAAGAAGAGGAATATGAAGAAATTCAGGGCGCTTCACCGGTAACAGGATATTAAATGCGAAGAATCGTAAAAACACCCAAGAAAATTGGCATAATTACTCTGAAACAGGCCGAAAAAGCCGTTAAAACAGTTATAGAAAACAGGAAATTAAATGGCCCTTCAAGAAGTAATTGATCTGGAAACAATACTGGGACAGGCAAATATAGCTGACCAGTTAGAGGACAGGGATTTAAAGCTGATTTCCACCAAAGTCCTTAAAGAATTCAGAATTGATGAGCAATCCAATAAAGAATGGATGGACAAAACCAAAGATGCGATGGATTTGGCAAAACAGGTTGCTGAACAAAAGTCTACCCCTTGGAAAAATGCCTCTAATGTAAAGTATCCCTTAATTACTGTCGCTGCTATTCAATTCGCTGCCAGAGCCTACCCCGCTATCGTTAATAACCGTGAAGTAATGAAAGGTAAGGTTATAGGTTCTGACCAAGGAATACCTCAGGTTGACGCCAGAGGCCAGCCCGCAACAGACGAAAATGGTAATATAATCTTTCAGGTTCAACCCGGAGCCAAAAGGGAAAGAGCGAAGCGCGTAGCCGACCACATGAGCTACCAGTTTTTAGAAGAAATGGAGGAATGGGAAGACGAAACAGATTCTCTCCTCCACGCTGTTCCGGTGGTTGGGTGCATGTTTCGGAAGGTGTTTTTTGATCCTGAACTGGGCAGAAACAAGGCAATCGCAAAGTGGCCCGATCAGGTCATTGTAAACAAGGAAACCAAATCTCTTGATACTGCTGCAAGAATAACAGAATGTTTCAAACTAC